GCTGAGAAAATGAAGGCAGACGATGAAGAGAACATTGTCTGGAACTATGTGGAACACGCAGACCATGCGCCCCTGCTGACCGCTGTTAAAGATCTTTATCCAGAGCCAGAGATGTGGATGAAGATTAGCCAATGTGACATTAATAGGGAATGGTCGGCATCTATAGTGCAGAACAAGGGGGAACTGCGGTATTACTTCTGTGAGGTGGCAGCGTCATTCGATCTGGCTAGGGGTACAGACTATGGCTATCCCATAGAGGATGGCTGGTGGAAGAAGCATCTCCTACAGATGAGGAGTCAGGTAGAGAGGTTCTGCCCAGGTTGCGGCGTACCTGCCAAGCAGAAACCGTATAAGGACTACGAAGAGGTAGATGTCTTTACAGAGAGCAATAGAGATTTGGCTGAGAAGTCCCAGAAGATTAAGAAGAGGAAGGTCATATACCTCAATCCTGAAGACCGTGTAGACGCTCCTAGACGGGTTACACAGTATGGGGTGCTGACATGAGACTCCTGCCCGCTGTAGTGACCAGTACCATCGGCAGAGACTGCCTTATGGAGGCCATAGAGAGTGTGGCTCGGCAGACAAGACCTGCTAGGCATTACATCTTTATAGACGGCCCAGAGGTGGAAGAGAGGGCTAGGAATGTCATAGAACAGTCCAATCTGGCTGAGAACACGACAATCATCCCCCTGCCAAACAATACCGGGAAGAATATGTATACCTGCTCCCGTATCAATGCAATGGCCTCCTACATGATTACCGAAGACGTAATCCTTTTCCTAGATGACGATAACTGGTACGAGGAAGATCATGTCGAGACGGTGGTGGGTCTTATGGAGAAGCACAACCTAGACTGGACTTGCTCGCTACGCAACATCGTCGAGGATGACGGCTCCTTTGCCTGTGCTGATGAGTGTGAGTCCTTGGGGTTATTGAAGAACCATGCAGGCCAATACCATGTGGATACCTCTTGCCTAGCCATGAGGACTGACATTGCTCAGAAGATGGCACCCTTCTGGCAGCACCAGAAGTGGATGGACAGGGTGGTGCTTAGAGCCATCGTAGAGGCGAAGTTCAAGGGTGGCTGTACGGGTAAGGTGACAATGAACTACAGGCTCTCTAAAGACGGTTTAGGCAATATGGGCGGCAATAACTTTAAGGCACTAAGCAATCGCATGATTGAGTTAAATCCTACCCGCCCCTGGGCTAATGAGGTCACTTATAAGTTTGGCAAATGAACTTTGACCGTCAGAAGTTCTATCTCTTCTGCAAACACCTCAAGATAGAGAGTAAAGAAAAAGGGATGCTGGTACTCGGGCAGCAACTGCTCGGTACCCAGACCTACGTCATGGATGAGGTTGCCAGAGGCTTGGCTGAAGACAAGCACTTCTTTGTCGTGCTAAAAGGTAGGCAGTTAGGGATTACTACTATCAGCCTAGCCCTAGACCTTTACTGGCACTTTATCCATGCCGGTATGCAGGGTACGCTTACCACCGACACAGAAGAGAACCGAGAGCAATTCCGTAGCACCCTAGCTATGTATATGGATGGGCTACCAAAGGAATACAAGATTCCTCTGATGAGCCATAACCGCAATCAGATGGTTTTGAAGAACCGTAGCCGTCTTTTCTACCAGGTAGCAGGTACCCGCGCTAAAGGCGGTCTAGGACGCGGTAAGGGCATCACGTTCCTCCACGGTACAGAGACATCCTCCTGGGGTGATGAAGAGGGCTTGGCGTCCCTGCTGGCTTCTTTAGCGGAGACTAACCCCCTTCGTTACTATATGTTTGAAAGTACGGCTCGTGGCTTCAATATGTTCCACGATATGTGGACTACGGCTAAACGGGCGAGAACCCAGAAGGCAATCTTCGTCGGCTGGTGGCGAAACCAGTTCTACTCTGCTGACCCCAACTCAGACGTATACAAAGTCTATTGGGATGGAAAACTTACCGTAGAAGAAAAAGAGTGGACGAAGGACATTCGCAAGATTTACAACTACGAGGTCAATAGTAGGCAGATCGCCTGGTGGCGTTGGAAGCTGCACGAAGGACTCAAAGACGATGGCCTGATGTATCAGGAGTTTCCACCCACTGAAGACTATGCCTTCGTAATGACAGGCACCTCGTTCTTCTCTACCGCACGTTGTACCGACATGATGAAGGCTGCCAAGCGGCAGGCATTTGTACCCTATCGGTTTAGCATGGGTGCCAACTTCCAAGACACACAGTTACTCAAGTCCTCAGAGCGTCTGTGTACGCTAAAGATCTGGGAAGAACCTGTAGCCACCGCCTACTACGTCATAGGCGCAGACCCGGCCTATGGTTCCTCAGACTGGGCAGATCGCTTCTGCCTGCAAGTCTTTAGATGCTACGCAGACGGTATGGATCAGGTTGCCGAGTTTGCTACCAGCGAACTCAATACCTACCAGTTTGCTTGGCTGATTTGCTACCTAGCCGGTGCCTATACGAACTCCACCCTAAACCTTGAGGTCAATGGGCCAGGCCAAGCCGTCATCAACGAGATCAGAAACCTTAAACGCCAAGCCAACGTACTACCGCCACAACAGGCCAGAGAACTACACAACGTCCTAGCCCATATGAGCCACTATATGTGGAGAAGAAACGACTCCTTTGGCATCTCCAACAGCATAGGGTGGGTGACTACTCACTCTAGCAAGGAGAGGATGCTGAACTACCTTAAAGACTACTTTGAACGCGGGATGCTCAATATCTACTCGGAAGAGTGTATCGACGAGATGAAGGGCATTGTGCGGGACGGTGGCACGATTGCTGCCGCCGGTAGGTCAAAAGACGATAGGGTGATTGCTGCGGCACTAGCTGCGGCGGCGTATGCAGAGCAGGTACAGCCGAGACTCATCCAGATGCGGCTGACTAGAGACAAAAAAGAGGTGCAGGACGCTGAATCTGGTCATTCTGGGCAGGCGCAGGTACAGAAACAGGTCGGAAACTATCTCAAAGCATTGGGGTTTGAATGATAGATGTCCTCACTATTGACGAGATACGCACCCGTTTGGACGTTATGAGGGCGCAGAGACGGCGTGGCTTCTCTATCCAGATGTTTGCCAAGTTCGCTGGCGTGGACTATCGCAACCTCAAGAAGATGTTTTTTGAGAAAAACGAGGTTCCGATCACCAATTTAAGCCAGAGAAAACTCTCCCGCGCCCTGCTAGCCCTCGAAAAAGGGGAGGCAGGGATGCGAATAGACATTGCCGGTAGGAAGAAACTGGACTACCACCCGCCTAAAGACTTCGGCCTGACGCTTAGACGCGGCTACCAGATCAACTTTGCTAATGGCACGGTTGGATTGACGGTCAAACCCGTCAATAAATACGACTTCAATAAACAAAATCTATTGAAAAAGGGGCGATGATGAGTGTTCTCAATGACTATAAATGTCCAGTTCACGGCTATTTTGAGGCCTATGAAGCGGTCTGTCCGGCAGGTTGTACCGATGTAAGTGTTGTCTTTTTGAAGCCAATTGGTGTAAAAAGCGATAGTACGAAGCATAATGACCGTACCCTTAACCAATTGGCACTGGATTTCAAGATGGGTGACATTAAATCAACAAGGGAAGGTGAGGCACAGCCACCGCGCCATGCTAAACCCAACAATCCTTTTGCGCCGCGTTGGGGTTCGCCTAGTGACATCGGTGGATACAACCTCAATTCCATTAACGGTGAGGCAGTCTCAGGGATGCAGGCCGTCAAGCAGTCGGGTGCAAACCTTGCTGGCCCGAAAGTCGGCTCCTACATTGCCGATCACGAAAACTTGAAGATCCAAAAATGAGAATTCCTAAAGAGCCACTACAGCGGCAAGACTTCTACATAGACATCATGCAGAAATGCCTGGTCTCCCAGGCAGAACGCTCTGCTATGTACTCTACGCTGCGCTCCTACTACCTTTTTGGCAGCGGCGTAGATGCGGCTCCTGCCCACTACAACAAGATCTACCCGCATATCGACCAACTGAGTAGCTTTATGTACTCAGCCGATACCACCCGTTTCTCCATAAACATCGGCGCATCACAGCCAAAGTCATTCCATAAGATGATTCCGGCTTTGACTAAGGGTTTACACGACTATTGGTTGAACTCAAATGCCGATCAGGTCTTCGCCCAGGCGCTTAACTGGTCACTTTGCTACAACTCGACCTTTGTAAAGCTGGTCTGGCGCAATGGAATCCACCCCTACATGGTCGAACCACAGGTTTTTGGGGTGCTGCGGGAGGATACGCCCTACACAGACAGGCAAGAAGCCGTCCTGCAAGAGTATTACATGACCAGAAGTGAGCTTTATAGCCGTCTTTACGCCCATCCGAGGCGTGAAGAGATCATAGAGGCCATGTCTTTTGCTGAACAAGAGGTCAAACACTACCCAGAAGGGGTAGAAAGGCTCGTTACCAGCGCCATTGACCCCACAATCTACGGCAATGTGCAGATGAATTTGGCTGGATCACAGAATTACGTCCCCAGAATTGGTGAACCGACCGTCAAAATGTACGAATTGTGGATTTTTGACGATGAAATCAACGATTATTGCTGCGTAACCATTGCAGAACCCCGTGTAGTCATCTATGACCGCCCCTCTAAGAGCCTCTTCTTAGAAGGTGAGCAACCCTTCGTACAAGTCTGCCCAAGCCCCCAATATGACTATTATTGGGGTCAATCTGAGACTCAAAGGCTCGTTTTCCTGCAAGAAATGCGGAATAAAAGGGTTTCGCAGGTCTTAGAACTGCTAGATAAGCAGGTTTCCCCGCCAAAAGCCATCATGGGCTTTACAGGCATCTTGGATGATC